CCCAAAGTTGGTGCACTACTGAGATCTTTTACATCGTCTGGGGTAGCAGATGAAATAGCAATAATTGGAACTTCTTCACTAATAGCCATAAGTTTAAGTTCTCGTGAAAGGTTCTTCATTCGTACCGTTTCATTATCTGACTTTTGATTTGGACTCATAAGTTGTAAATAGTCTACAACAACAAAGTCTGGTCTATATTGGTCAATCTTTCCACGAATAACTGATGGGGTAACTTCCCCACCATTATCATTAGAAATAATATGAAACTCTGGTCTGCCCGCAACTTTATTAGCATGCCAATTTTTAAGCATGTCAAGTTCTACCTCACCATTGCTTAGTTTACGATGAGACCAAACACCTTCGCCCATAATTGCAAACACACGATTACGAACTTCTGTTTCAGACATTTCAAGAGAAATAATTAAAGGAGACTTGCCTTGTTTCCAAGCCTGTACAGCAAAGTATAGAGCCATCCACGACTTACCAATACCAGGGTAGGCTAGGAATACTCCCAATTGACCTGGCATAATTCCAGAAGGCAAATAATTATCAAATCCTGGAAGATTAGTTTTAATACCAATCTGACCAGTCTCTTTTTGTTTTTGTACATTTTCATAATATGCAAGTGCAGACTCTAGATCTGTTGCATCAATATCACGAATAGCAGATGTATTCTTTTTTAATTCTGATGTTTTTGTAATTAACTGCTCAAGAGCATTAGAGCCATTTCCTACTTGAACTTCTGATGCTGCGTTACGTAAAATATCTTTTAAACTATCGTTTAAATATTCTGTTTGTAATTCTTCAAGGTGATGCTTTGTTGATCCAACTCCATCTATTGTGGTAAAGTCTCTAAATTTTTCTATTACTAAAGATGCTGGAGGAACTGACTGATTGTTTTCTGAATACAACCTAATAAAATTCCATACATCGTTATGTGTTCTTAAAAGATTTTCAACATTAGCCTGTAATAAAACATGAATTTGTTTATCATTGAGTACTGCTGTGATTAATTTTGCTTCTGTATTATTCACTCAGCCACTCCTTTGCTTTTTGTCTTAATGCTGCTCTTTGTTTAATATCTTCTTCTACTTCTAGTTTACCATTAAGAATTTTTTCTGCATTGTATGCAAAATAATTCCATGTAGGTTCTTGTGCAATATTAAAATAATATTCTAATAAATCATAACATTGTGATATACCATAAGACTCAATAAGTGCATCGGCAGCCCATTGCTCTACGTTAAGGTTCATGTTAGACTTTTGCTCGTACCTTTGCAGGTAAAACTTATTAAATCTACTGAGCAAAGCCATTCGGTCTTTGCGTTCAGCCATTAGTCTTTACTGTCAGACTCTGCTTCTGCTTCTTTAACCTTTTCTGTTAATTTGTCTTCAACAAATTTATACATTCTTTCAAAGGCCTGATCTGTATTTTCGCCATCACGCTTTGAGTCAACTACACCAAAGTCAAACCTTAGTGATTGAAAATTACCCAAATTAAGGGTATATCCAAGTGCTACTGATATCTTTGTGTTTTCGTTTTCCATTGTCCCCACCATTTCTATTGTTAAATATTTTCTGCCCAAACAGGAATAAATCTGCCATCTTCTGTCTTTGTATATGTAAGTATACCGTCTCCCATTCGCCGTGTCAATTCTTGGCTTGTGGGTGTCATATTATTTGTTATAAGTCCATCTTTTCTTGGTTGTCCTATATGTATAGTAGCCAGTATAGCACGAATATCCCTAACCATGCTTTCTGAATAATAAGATCTTATTCTAAATCCACGTTCACCATTTAACTTTGCACCAACTGGTGGAGGAATCATTCCAGTTTTAATTAACTTAGGCATATACTTTCTATGACGATTAATTAACTTAGCAGTCTCTGCAACAGTATAGGCTCTTTCTCTATTTTTCCTAAAATCTGAACGCAAACAAGTTTCAATTCTATCCTTAGTTATATTATAAAAAGAAACCATTCCAGTAGATCGTGAACTATGGTGAATTCTTACCAGGTCATTATTTAGAAACCATATTTTTTGATTTCCCTTTATTACAGTTTCGTTATTGTAAATTTCGCCCTGTATAATTCCTTTGCCAGTAACCATCTTCCCTCTTCACTTTCTGCTGGTGGATGAAAAAACTTTCTCAAGCCACACACGATGCAATAAGTTTCTATGTGCTGAATACTACTATATTGTCTATCAACAAAGGTTCTACCCTTGCATTTTATGCAAGCAATCATAAAATTATCCTTTAGTTTGGAATTCCAACAATAATCAAATGTACTGCTAAAGATAGATCACCAGAAGCCCCAAATCTTACAACACCTTCAACCCTTGTTTCTGTAACACTTTTTAAAATAACATTTACATTTTGTCCCGCTGGAGTTTGTCCAATATTTACTGGTGTAGCAGAAACAATTGGAGGGTATTTAAAATCTTTAAAATCGTAAGTAAATGTTCTTTCATTTCCAGCAGAAACTGTTGAGTTGTTGGCAACTTCAACATAACCACCAATTATTCTTGAATTAGAAGTTTTAATTTCTTGTTTACCCGCACTTACAGTATCTATAACTGTTTTATTAGTAGTTGTAGATGCAACCTGTGTAGAAAGATCGTTTACAGCATCAACCAAACTGTATAAATATGTGACATCAAGAGGCTGCCCTCTTTCTGGTAGTGGTACTTTTGCCATTATTTCCTCCTATTAAAGTATATCATTAAACGGTGTGTGGACCATCTTCATAAACTAATAATAAAGCAGACTCTCTAGTAATTGGAGTTCCTTTTAAATATATTTCTGCTGAAAGTTTGTTAGGTGCAGACCCTTGAACTACCCCGCCTATTGTGTATGTACTGGGAATTGGAAAAGAAATGTTTGCACCATCAATTCTTTGTTTATAAATCCAATCTCCATTATCATTTCTATCCCATTTTAACCAAATATCAAACTCGTGTGCTTTTCTAATTTCAACTCCATCTTTTTGTATTGAAACAGAGTCCCAGGCTAGGGTTGCAACTTGTCCTGATTTATTAAAAGATATATCTCCAGAAACGTAAGTATAGTTTGGTTGAACAATTGATGTTGGTGACCATTGTGATGTTCTGTTTTTATCTTCAGAAACTACCCTATACTTTAAAATATAACCTTCTTCATTTACGTCTATTGTGGGAAGGTTCTTTTGTCTTATTCTTATTTTTTTAATTCCTGAATCAGGCATTATGTTACACCAACTGAAAATCTAAATTCAATATAATTGCTAGTATTAGGACTTTTTACAATAGTTGATGCATCTACATTTTGAATTACTGAATATCCAGTTAAACCATAAAGTGGATTTACTGTAGAAATATTTTCTAATCTCATTGCATCTAATGCTACGTAATAATTATTAGACGGAATACCTGCATCAATAACACAAGCATATATTTTTATAACAGTAACTGCATTCCATGTAAAGTTTGCACTAGTATATAATTCTTGAAGTTGTTTTGTTACAACAAAATATCGTTCTGTAGAAAAATCATATGCTCCACCACTGCTATCATCAATAACTTCTGCTTCAAATCTAGCATATTCTGCAGTTTCTGTTTCTGTTGATGCAAACTCAACCATAATTCTTACATTTTCTGGAGTTGTTACAGATGCACCATCTTTACTTATTAATGAAAAGGCTAAACGTAATTCATCTGTTGGAGAGTTTCTTGTAAAATCAATATTAGCGCCAGTTAAATGTATATGGTTTGATCCAGGCTCTATTACAAAATGATCCTGCGCCGCTCCACTTTCTTCATTAATTGTAATATCAGAGTCATCGCCTTGTATTAAAATAACATTGTTTAAAAATCTTGGTCTTTCATATCTTTCAACTCTTGGAGATTTAAAAAATATTGGATTATCCCCGCTTGTTTGAAATACACTATCTGCAACTGCAATAACATTATCATATTCTGGTGCGTCTAATGCAGTAGAAAATGTATTAATTGCTACTGCTGCTTCTGCCGTATGATGTTGCCAATTTTCAGTTTGTGTAAAAGCAAATACAGTCTTACTATCATAAGCACCAGCAGAAGGGTTTGATCCAGCAGAATAGATTCCAATTTCAGAAATTTCGTATCTTTCTTCTGTTGGTAATTCTGCAGTTAAAACAATTTTATCTAATCCATTTTCATTTACAAAACCTCTTGAAGATATTGGGACACGAAACATTTCAAAATCTAAATTTTGTTTTGCTGAATAGTTTCCAAGTGGATCTCCAGTAGTCAATGGTGTAGCACCGCAACCAATAGCAAGATATGATGCATATGCTGGCGCTTGTCCAAGCAAATATTTTGCAATAATTGTTTTACCAGTATTAGTTATCATGAGTTTATTTCTCCAAGATCCGCTTCATATATTGTACCATCTGAGGTAATTTGTACCTCAATTTGCTCATCATTGTTTATATTAATAAACTCAATGATTAAATCGCCAGTACCCTCTTCAATATAGACATTTTCTCCATTTGCTCCATTACCCTCGTTTGGAATTTTATCTTCTAGTTTTATTGAAAAACCAGCAAAATATTTATCTGCGGTTTGTTGAAGACTAAGAATATTATTTGGATTATATCTTTGTTGTATAGATGATAAATTTTTAATTGGTTGATAAGATATTTTTTGACCATTAATAATGTCAGATCTTGTAATATTGATTAATTCTTGTCCGCCAATATTTTCAAATATTAGATCTGCCATAGTGTCTACCGTTGTTGCTTCGTCATCAAATAAAATAATATCAAGAGTTGCAGTTTTAACTGGTGGGGGTGGAGGAGCCATAACGGTTGCAGATATTGGAGATGGAGTAAGTGGTGTTGGGGTTACGGCTGGTATAAAGTTATTTGATACAAGCGAAGCCCCACCTATATTTTGTGATGAGTAAAAAGGTTCATTAGATTTTTCTTCTGCTTTTCTAAAATCTCCTGGAGAATATTTTGAAGTTGATGTTACTTCTGGTACATATCCAGTTTCTGTACGGACCGTTCCCATTGGAATTGGCCCAACAAATAATCCATTTGATGTTGATGGCTTGTAAGCAGGCAAAACTGTTGGTGTAAAATTTTTAACAGGAGTAGTTGGAACAAAAGGACTATACTTTGCAGGACCAGTAAACTCTGGTTCTTTTTTAGATGTTGTTTTTACCCTACTTTCTCTTTCATTGGCTTTCACATTACACCTCCGCCAAGTAAATAGTCATTTCTGGCCCACTTATTCTTCTTGTATAATCAATATTATATACTATAAACCTAGAAGTATTTTTTGTTACTAAATCTAAATTATTAGAATCTTTATAATCAATTGTAACAATATCTCCAAGTTGAATAGTTGGAGTTGTAAAAATTTTTACTCCAATAGATTTTTTTGGAACCATTAATTTATCTATAAGCCATCCCATTAAATTTTCAGCATCATCGTGTGTTTGAATATATGGTGTGTCTAAAGTAAACTCGTTATTGCCATATATCATTCTGCTTAACTTTATATTATCAAATTTTTCTTTTTCAATAAGTGGAGAAATAATTTGAGAAGAACTGGTTAGTTGTGGATTAGAAAAATTACTACGCTTTTTAAAATATTCATCAACCGTTAATTCGTGAGTTGTATCTTGAGTAAATGTAATACCTTGAATTCTTAAATAATTTCCACTAGTTTCATCAAGATTAATTGCTGTATCTGTAGCATTAAAAATTAAAAATTCAGCACCATAAGAATCAGCATAAAATCCAGATGTTGTATAACCTTTTATTTTATTAAATGTTGGGGATATCTGAGCATAAAGAGCAGGATATGCACGATCATATTTTATATCAAAATAAGAACATTCTCTCATAATTGAGCCAAATTCTTCAAAATATAAATTATATTTAGGTGATTCTTGAGAACTAATTCCAGACAGATAGGTTGACTGAATAATTCCGCTCATAGCATACCTTCTAAAAGATTCACTAGCATTTATTTCTTTATTTCCAAATGCTGATGAAAGAGTTTCTCCAACTGTAAAAACACTATTTTGAGAATAGTTTTCAGATAACGCATAAATATTTTCAAACATAACTCTAGAAGATCCACGAACAAATGGAGCCATATTATTATATATTGGAAGTGGATCTGGATCATCTACAACCTGAATTAACTGATTATTGATATACAAAAAGAACCTTCTAATTTTTCCTATATCTTGATACTCTACAGCCAAATCATAAACCGTTGGGTTTTCTTCTCCAGTCATTCTGTATTGTCCTGTAAACCTACCGTCGTCAACTATAATTTTTGACAATCCTCCCCAAAGTTTTACAGGTATTGCCTCTGTGTTTGAAGAATTCTTTTTAATTTTATAAAACACAACATTATTAATTGAAATGCTAGATTTGTTATTTTTATCTAAATTTAAATATGATTCTACGTTTTGCTCTGTTAAGGCAACA